TGTCGAGGGTGTCATCACTATCAACCAGAACACAAGATGCAAATTGACGAATTGGGGTCCGTACCCCCGCCATGATCGGGGTTGGGATGTTGATTCTGTGTTTTGAGATTGCGTTGTAGTATCGTTTGACATAATCGAGCCTCGTTTCTATAGGATATTTTGCAAAAATGGTTAGAGATATCATCATGTACATGAACTGAGGTGTCTCATAAACCTCATTAGTACTTCTATCTTGAACTAAGTACTTGTCAACTACCTGACGCAAACCTGCGTAGGTAAAGATATAGTCACGATCATGATCTATAAAAGAATTAACTAACTCAAACTCATCTTCTGTATAGTTATCTAAAATCGCAGGGTCATAGATACCTTTTTCAATACAGGTCTTAACATGTGGTAGTAAATCAGGGAGATCTCTAAGTCTACCAAAGATCTGTTTACGAACGGAGAATAGAAGAAGTTTTGATGCAACAAACTGATAGTTGGGATGATCTAAATCAATTAGATCACTAGCAGACTTAATAAGGATCTCCTGTATATCAGAAGTAGACATACCATCATAGAATTGAATCCCTGACTGTATCTCAACCTGACTCGCAGAGACACCTGCAAGACCCTTAGTTGCTTCTTCCACCATGACATGGATCTTGTTAAGATTAATAGGTTCTATATGACCCTTTCTCTTAACTACCTTAATGCCGTTACTCATAACTTCTTCCAGTTGTTAAATTTAAGTTTTGCTTCTAAACCTTGATATGTATTAGATTCTACCATATTCTGAACGTCATGCCCAGCTAATACCATATCATTTATATCTTTTTGTATCACATGACTTGGGAAGATGACAACTCTTCCACCTGCGTTGATGGTGTTGGAGATTCTTGTTGTAATCTCCTTATTCCTCGGCTCGTTATCATAAACCCAAATAGGATCGCTAACACCCCACTTCCTAACATCACCGTCTGCACCACACATAGCGATGCTATTGCAAACGAACGAGCTGTCGAACGGTCCTTCTGTAACGAAGACTGGAGCATCTGCTCTGATGTTATCCAGTCCGTAGATCTTTGGTGCTTCATCATCAATCATTATAGTAATGTATTTAACCTTGCTAGGAACCAGTGCTCTGCCTTGGAATCCAACTAGATTATTTTGATAATACAAAGGAATAATTATCCTTGGTTCATCATATTTTAAATCACTCTGTCCAAAAGTATTACGAACTTTGGTATTAGTCCATCTTTTGAAATTGTCCGCATAATAAAATTTATTCGGATCAATCTTTCTACGCTCCAAGTATGTTGTTGCTGCAACATTTGCACTTGCTTTGGGTAGATCTAACTCAGGTGCTTTAGGTTTAAATTTTGGTTTCTCAAAATGAAAGTCGGGTTCCTTGACGACAAAATTGCCACCAGCGTTACCCGACTTAAACTTCTCTAGGACGTACTGTTTGTGTAGAGTAACATCCATCTCTTTGAGAAAATTATTTAAAGACAAACTTGCACCACAGTTATGGCACTTGAAGTTTGTATTATTTTTGACAGCATAAAGATAACCTCTAGCTTTATTCTTATGCTTCTTTGAATCTCCACACACAGGACACCTGAAGTTATAAAGGTCAGGTTTAACCTTTTTAAACTTCTGCAATCTTGACGATACTAGATTTATAAACCTAGTGTCAATGTAATCCATTCAAATGCCAGTGTGTACCACTAGATACTAGCACTGCCAAAACTTCCTGTCAACGTTTGACTCCCATAAACAGGCAGTCATAAGTCCAGTGTATAGTATGACTTGGTTTGTAACCGTTAACCAATGATATACACTCTCTGATCTAATCATGGTTGCTCTATGCAATCAAGATTATTTATTTTGATATATTTTCTACTTGCGTTGCTGGTAAAAAACCTTTGATAACTACTTGTCCGACTGGACTAACGATGAAAGATATAATACTAAGAGCACCAAATATAGTCCACATCTTCTTCTCCATGATACGGAGTCTGTCGTCAACTTTACGTATATCTCTTTCACATCCTTTTTTGATTTCATCTGTCTTACGGGTTACTTCTCTATGTAATGATTCCACCTTCTCAAATAATACAGCATCTATTCTATCTTGTTTATCTAACTTCTCATTATGAACCGCAAGCAGTTGCCCCATCTTCGTGGAATTATCCTGAAGGGTGCTAACTACTTTTTCTAATCTCTCTAGGATAGCAGCGTTGATACTTTCGTCAGGCATTATCCTACAGTCCAATTCTTACGGGTGTTCTTAGCATAGATATATCTCTTCTTCTTTTTACGTACTGGAGGATCATCTCCTGCCTGTATAGATCCAGCGATCTGACCACCACCAATACTATTAGTAATAGCTCCTGCAGCACCACCTTCCTCTTCGACCTTACCGAGAGTCCTAATCATTTGGATTATGCGATCAAGGTTTGTCGCCATCTTTGTATACCTTATGTAATTCTGCTAAACATTCCAAGTCAACTGGAATATCATGTATATGTGATTTAGGATAATCAGGCATTTTGTTTAAGAATATAACGAATGTCTTCATTACATCCCACAACTCTTTCTCAATTTTGTAAAACAACATAGGAGTTGTTGCATCACCAAATATATTATATAACACTATAAAGTGATTGATAAGTAAATGAGTCTTAAGTTGACCTGTATTCTTATATCTCTTTAATAGTCTTTTTATATACTTAAAATGATTTAGATCTTTATCGAAATCCTCTTTGGTCACTGCCTGAGGATTCTCATAATTACGAATGGCAAATAATAAAAAATTACCGTCATTCAATTCATTAAATATCATATCATATTAATGCAGTTTTTTAGACTGTTGGGTTTGTATCGTATATAGGTACGTTACCAGTTGTAATTCCAGACATAGCAACTAGAGTCTCTTTCTTAACTCTTAGGTTACCGTGCTGATCGACATAAGTTGTAACACCAACCCATCCACCATGAGTTACTTCATAAGCAGAAGCAGCAGTATTAGTTACTCCTTCAGCAGCAACACCATATGTCAATGTATCAGTTACACCATAAGCAGTGTTCTCACTCTGGGTTGAATCGAGTACAGTATACTTAGGTTGTTGTGTTACAGTAAAGTCAGTATTTGCAATTGCAACACCGCTAAGACCAGCAGTAGATCCAATTGTTAATTGTGTAGCACTTGCGATGCTTACAATTACTGCGTCACCAAAATATGTACCAATACCCGTCTGGGTTATGTTACCAAATCTTATAACGTCTCCTTCCTGTGCTGAACCTGCTGCACCAAATGCTGTGCCAGTTGCAGTCACAATACCAGTGGCATAATTCAACCATACCTGTCCAGCAGAAGTCACGTTATCGCTATTACCCCAGAGTGCCATTTGTTTACGTCCGTAATGAAATTGTGTTTTGCCTGTTTTTATTTATGTCTTGAGCAACCTTAGACTGGGCACAGTCTAAGGTTTTTTTTTACCTATAAGATCAGGATAGAAGTGCTTTCTCTAAAGCTTCTACTAACTGATCATCTACCTTATTCCCTGACTTAGCAGCAGCCTTTTTGAGTAGTCCGATAACAAACTCTTTAAGTTTTGTCTCTAGATCCTCTGGGATCTTATCTACCGCTTTATTAATAACGTTGATAGCGATAGGAAGTAAAAATTTAGTCATAATAATACCATGTGCGTGTATTATTTAGCAATCAAAGCACTTAATCATACTTCTTCTTGCCGCCCTTCATATATCCTGTTCCTTTTTTATCGTAAAATTTGACACCCTTCTCTGTCATTCTAGGTTTTTGTGTTTCCATTTCTGCTCTCCTTTTCTTCCAAGTTCTGTAAGTCTCACTGTCTTTTGATTGTCCAACCTTCTTCTTACCGTGCATCATACGGTCTTTATTATACTTATTCTCTGCCTCGTGATCGTCTCTCTTCTTCTTATCATTTTCATTATCAAAGGTATTACCATACTTCGCTTCATCCAACCAAGGTTGGTGCTTACTGGCATAAAATGCATCTGGTAGGAATCTAAATGTCATGACGCAAGTTTGTTTGCAGTATTATACATGACATCCTTATGTCTTTTACCGTACAAATTCTTAAATCTTCCTAAAGATTTACGTTCCATACCCCTAACAATCCTTTCTGCCTCTGGACTATTTGCTTTTAGTTCAGGTTCGTCAGGTTTTGTAACGCCTCTTTTATTTTTAATGGCAGACTTATTCCTCTCAGCAGCGGCTGCTACCCTGTCTGCGAGACTCTCTTCTTGGAATTGTTTAAATGTTTTTAACACTTCCATTTTCTTAATGCCAATGCTTTACGAGTTGGTTCACCATTTGGTTTTTTCATTGGTCCTTTTACACCACCCATTCTAGCACAGAATGATTTCTTTCTAGGACCTCCCTCTGGTTGGGGTCTCTTTAAATCACTACCAGGATTCTCACGTTCATAGGACTTACGTCCCTTCTCGTTTAAACCACCTTCTTTATTCTTACCTGCTTTCTTTGTCCAAGCAGCACCTTCACTTGTTGTTGTGGTGTGCTTCTCATCAGGTTCATTCTTTGCAAGATTTTTCTTCAGTTTTTTTGCAGAGAGTTTAGGTCCACCAATTATATCACCATACTCATCTCTCTTAGTTGCTTCTTGGAATTCGTTAAAAGTCTTCATGGTTAAGTTCCTAATCCTTTACCTTTTTTATAGTTGTCTTCACTACCATATCTTGCGACGGTATTAGTATAGTCTTGAGTATTTTTAAATCCTGCTTTTTTTGCACGATCAGCATACTCTTTCTTTGACTTCTGCTTTTCAAGGTACTTACCAGTTCCAGCAGTAGATTTAACACCCTTTGCTTTCTTCACTTGTCCCTCTGGTTTACCAGTGTCCTTACGGATACTAGTTCTAACTGCTCTCATTACACGACTGGAAGTTCCACCCTTCTCGGTTGGTCTACCTTTAGGCATGTTCATAGAACCAGATGACTTACCAGTCTCCTTTTCATACCTGTTCAATTCAACTACTGTCTCTTCTTTAGATACTGTAGCACGTCCACCACCTTTTTTGATACTGTCAGCAAATTTCTTCGCTGTCTTCTCATCTTGATAGGAGAACTGTGAAGGTTTATTGTCCTTATCAGTCTTAGCAAGTACTCTATATGCTTCAAAATGAGGGTTCTTCATCTTAGGACCTTTCATAAGATCCTTACGTGCCTTCTCATTATTTGCCTTACGCTTTTCCCAATTAGGTTCATCGTAAGTATCATCCTTCTTCTTACCTTCAAGAACTTGACCTTCAGGTTCAAAGTGAGCAACAACATCACCTCCAGCACCTGCCCTTACAGCCTGTACCTTTTTCTGAAGAATCTGTCGCTTCATTACAGCAACCTTCTTCTCCTTCCTTTCAATCTGCTTATTCATACCCTCTGCTTTTTTATCTGCAGGAGCAGAACCTGCATCATCCTTTTTTAAATCTAATGCTTCGTTCGCTTTTTTGTTTTTTACGTATGCAGTATAGGTAGGACTCTTTGCCTTTACCTTTTCACCTGCTCTTCTCTTTGCTTTGTTACCTTCACCTCTATCAGAGTCTTCCCAATCACCAGTTGATTTTTGAGATGGAGGATGAATAGATGACTTCATAGCAGCTTTGGAATAACCTTTACCACCAAGTCTTTCATCAATTTCAACTTCTTCACGAGCAGTATGACCACTAGGTTGTCTACCCATTGATACGTCTTGTTGACGCATCTTTGCTAATAATTCACGTTGCTTGCGTATCTTTTCTCTTTGAGACTCAGTTTGTTTACGCTCAGTATTCTGTTGTTTATTAGACAAATCAGGGTTTACACCACCACCTTTGGGGTCTATGGCTTCTTTATTGAGTTTTTTTTTATTCCAAGAATCAAGTGCGTCTACTGGACGACCACCTTTAGCAAGAGTTGCTTTCTTATGTGCTTGGAATGCAGCAGCACTTTTTTCTCTAGCAGACTTATCTGCAGAAGCTTTTGCTGCTTGCTTTGCTACGTTCGCTTTACTCATAGCATCAATTTTTTTGACACTTGGATGTAGTTCTTCACTTACTTCATCTTCTTTAACACAATTAGGAACAACCTTTCCACCCTTCTTCTTTGTACCCTTTGCCTTGTAACCATCCCAACAAGAGTCTGCACCCACATTCTTACGTGCTTGCTTCATCTTACCTTCAACATTTAATGTCTTAGGATAGTCCTTGTCACCTTTCTTAGCAGGTGCTTCTCCTCTCTTTCTCTTAGCATGGATGTTATCCCAGAGACCTTTCTTCTCCTCGACTTCCTCTACTTCTTCCCTCTGCTGTCCACCTTCGATTGCTCGGATTGCTAGTTTACTACCTGCTTTACTAATTCCCTTTGCTCTCTTCCATGCTTTGTCACGTTTCTGTGTAGCTTTTTTACTATCTGCACCATCAAAAGCAGAATGAACACCACTACTAGATGCTTTTTGTAAACTATCAGCAGTAGCTTTGTTGATATAACTTGATAGAGTTGTGGATTTTAGTTCTTCAATGTTTGCAACTTGTTCATTAGTTAATTCATCAACACCTAATACGTATCCCCCAAGGGTTTCAATTCCTTCTTCTAGTTTAGGATTAATGATAATAGTGTTTTTACCCTTGAGTTCCTGTATCTTTTTTGGCGTAGACTCCTTCTTAATAATTTCAGTTAAGTCAAACTCTTCCTTCCAATTAGAGAACTCTTCCTTCTTAACCTTCTTACCCATTGCCTTTTTAATGGCTCTATCTTTAGAACCTTTATACTCTGCCTTTGGAGATTCTAACTTACCATCCTTATCGAAGTCCTTCTTCGCCTTTTTTTGTGCGGGGAACTTACCAGGATTCTTTTTATCTTCAGGTTTCTCATCATATGTTGTACCATATGAAGTACCTGTTACAGAACTAATCTGAGGATTCTTCCGTAATTCATACTTCTTCTTGGCATCTGCATACCTACGGTATTGCTTACCTTGACCTTTTACTGGGGTAACAAGAACTTTATCCTTACCCTTCTTTTTAGAAGGAGTTGATACTTTCTTTGCCTTTGCTTCTTCTATAGAACTAGGTGCAGTATCCTCTATATCATGCTCTATAACTTTACCTTCTGCATCCTTTTCATGATGCTCATTTGCTTTTCTTTGACCTTTTTGAGCTTGCTTCTTAAGTCCTTTCTTAAGACCTGCAACATATCCTACCGCTTTAACTGGTAATTTAATTGCTGTATCAGCAACTTCACCTGCTGCACTAAAAGTCTTATCAACTGCTGATCCAATGGATTCCTGTTGTGTCTCTTCGTTTGCTTTTCTTTGACCTTTTTGAGCTTGCTTCTTAAGTCCTTTCTTAAGACCTGCGACATATCCAACTGCCTTTACAGGTAGTTTAATTGCTGTATCAGCAACTTCACCTGCTGCACTAAAACTCTTATCAATTGCGGAACCGATAGATTCTTTTGCAACCTTCTTCTTCATACCATATCCTTCCTTCTTATCTAAAGGTCCTGGTCTTGTATCACCTTTAGACTTACGCTTCTTCTCTAATCTTTGTAATGCTGCAAATACTTCAGGGGGAAGTTGTGGTGCTTCAGATATCCTTTCAACCTCTTCCTTCTGTCCACCACCAAAAAGCATTCCTTTAGCAAGTTCTTTAACAGGACTAGGCGCACTAGAATTTTGAAGGGTTTGTGTAAACGCCTTCTCCAAAGGAATATCATCCCGTCTTGCCTTATAACGAGTGTCATATGCTAGCTGTCTTGCAGCCTTTTTAGTTTGATCTTCCGCAGTACCACCTTCGCTACCACCAGATGCTTTAGAATCTGATCCAGCTCCAGCAGTAGATTTTGGCTTGATCTTTGCTTCCATCTCAGTAAGATATACTTTATGGAGATCTGTTACTACATGCTTTAAAGTCATTATTCTTATTAAAGAAACCTACTTTTTCCTATATTTATTTATAATTAGGGAAGTTGTGAATTTTTTTAGTGTTAGTTAAACGCATTACATACTTTCTGAATGCGTCAGTACCTACTTCTCTTTTACGAGAATCAGGTTCACCAGACTGATCAGTCCATTCTACAACATCTCTAATCCAACATTTAAACATTTCAGGGTCTGCACTCTCACTAAATCCAAACTCATCATATTCTCCAGGTTCTCCAGTAAGACATATCAAATGATTAGTTCCCCTGCGAATTACCTTACCAGACTGACCTGTTACAGTATGACGAATATAAGAACCTTCTTTAAAAATAGCACCAGAGATGTAGAGTTCTCTTAACTCATCTTCTCTTTGCCTATCTCTAAGTTCAATACTTTCTTTATTTGCCTTTGCCTTTTTCCTAAAAGTTTGAGTAGCAACTGGTCGTTGGTTTGCTGTGGTTCTAACTTGCTTTGGATCTTGTGCTCCAATAACTTGGTTCTGATTATAGAACTTCAGTTTACCATTAGAACTTTTTGCAATAAACTCACCAGTCTTTTTATCATGGTATCCACCATGACCATCAGGAACTAACCCAAGTCTTCTACCTTGTAATGCAGCAATAGACTTTATCTGCCCAGCTTCTTTTAAGAATTTGGAAAAAGTTTTCATAATACTAGATCTAGTTTTATCATCAATATAAGATATATTTATTTATGTGTTGTTTGAAGTGCGTTCTTCAGACCCACGACGACTACTCATATACTCTTTAGTAAAGATACCACCACGGACACCTCTAGAACTACCACTTTTACCTGGTGCTTTTACATCTGCACTAACTTTTCTATTTGCTTCTCCTTTACGAGCACCTAACGTAGGTGCATAATTACCTGTTAGATCACCTACATGATGTATACTATGCTTTGTAAAGTGAATATCTAATACATCAGAAGGACCACCACTAAAATTAATCTCACCCTGAGCAAAGACAGAACATTTATTCTTTCCTTGACTTGACTTATTACCAATTCCTTCATGACCAAAGACTGCCTTCTCCTTTAAACCTTTATCACTAATAGATCTATAAACATCATGACCTATATCATCCCAGTTATTACCAATAAGATTTCTCCAATCAACAACTTCCTTATGTTTATTAATACTAGAACCAGCATTAGCAGATATACCAGAATACTGTTGGAATGAAGTAGCACTCTCACCCTTCTTATAAGTTATGAATGCTTTCTCATCGCCTTTACTATTAACTAATATAATATCAGCATGCGATAATGATTCACCACCTATTGCTCCAATGATATCATCATAGGTTCCACTTGCTAATCTTACCTTACATGGTGCAATATCTTTTAACTTCTGATTAATCTTTGTTATTATATTAACTTCGTCTCTATTCCTAGGTGTTCTCTTTAACTTAGGTTTACGTTTAAATACATTAAGTAATTGTTTATTCCACATTCTAGTAGTGTCAACAGATTTACCATCTGCATATTTAAAAAATATTATACATCCTACTTCATTCCTTCCTTCAGTAATATAACCAGTCACTAATAAAGACTCAAAAGTAGAACTTGCATGTTTAGTTTGTTTAACCTTTAACTTCAAGTCATTAGTCATTATAGATTTTACAAATCTCCTATTACCAGTACGATCATCACCCAATACTTTTATCTGAAGGTGTTTACCTGTATTAATATTACCAGGCATCTTCTCATATTTGACATCAAATATACCTTCGTCTTTAGAACCACTAATATTTTGTTTTAATATTTTAAAAATTCTATCTCTAGCAATAGTAGGATTTGCCATTCATCTTCCCCCATACAAATCTATTTAGAGAAGCTTAATGTAATTCTTGGATTACTTGCTATAGGGTTATGCCATGTTCCTTTATGAATACGAAGACTATCTCCAGGTTCTAGAGTTACAGTCTCTATCTCCCCAACTTCATATGGTGTTCCAATATCAAGTTCATATGTTATCGTACCATATGATTGAACAATCAAAACTTCTACAGGATCTTGATGTCTACCATAGGTTACAGACTTCTCTCCAAAAGAATAATATATGTGTAGTGTAGGTACATCATATGTCTGATTAACATAATCTCTTACCTCACTAATAGTTCCAGGATAAAACTCACTAAAACAAATAAAAGTTGGCAATGTAGTCTCATCATACAATGCCGTTAAAGTATTATACTTATGCTCTTCACAAGTTTTTATTATAACATCTTCCCATGATACCATGTCGGATTTTGGGAATTCGTTTCTAGTTAAAGTATACATGTTGAATGTGATGGTACATAATCAAGACACAAAAGAGTCCTAGAAGACTTCATATTATTCTCAACCCTATGTTCTGACATAGGATGGAATATATAAAACTCTTTATTCTGCATCTTCTTAGTTTCAACTTGACCAGATTCATTCCTGATTTGAATAATAGAATCATTATCATCATCAGGATCAATATCTAATCCCCATAGTATACGTAGTAATTGTACACCAGGAATATAATCAGTATCTAAATGCCAATCTAAATTCTGACCAGCATCTAAAACATTTAAAGCACATACAGATAAGATACCAATCTCATATAAGGTATCAGCAAGGGTTGGTAATACCTCTGTGTTAGATCTGTATTCATTCTCCTCCACATATAAAGGGGCAATATGCCAACCCTTCTCACTAAAATTCCTATGCTTTGCTTTAGCATAGGAGTCATAGTTTATTGGGTATCCTCTAGAATTAGTTTCAATAAATCCTTTTTGTTCTTTAGTAAAATCCTTGAACTCCAAATAGGATTCATGATTTTTATATTCAGTATGAATAAATTCATGCCTATCATTTAATAGAGATAGTTTAGGTTCTATATCTTGATAGTCTATGAATTTAGTCATCATGCATTCCCCAATCCCAGATTTTTTTTAGGAACTCTAGTATTTTTTTCATACCCAAACAGTAGCAGTTATTTCAAGAGACATATCATCCATCTCCCATTCCTCCTCAACTTGGAATCCCAGTTCTTTGACAGTATTATAAACTGTCATCCTAGCATACTGTTGAGTAACCTTATCAATAAACCTATTTACAGGAACATCCAAATTCCAAGTCTCTTGATCAGCAACTAACTCATAAGTTCCTGTGTTCTTATTCAATCTAAATCCAATATCATCACTAATAGCAACATCAACATTCCACTGTTTATGTTGATGATCAAGAGGATTTTCTAATTTAGAATCCTGAATTACATCATACTGTAGGAGTTCTAATGCTTCTATAAGTTCAGGTTTATTCTTGATTTTGGTCTTGATTGTGCTGAAGTGTGACATTTTTCTGTGTGTTTTGTTGATAGTATTCTGGTTTATGAACTCTATTTTCTAAAGTACCCAACTTCTTCTCAATCTCTGCAGTGAGATTCTCACAGACCTCACCAGTAAATCCTATAACTTCTTCAGTTACAGTACCGTCTTGTCTAATATTAAACTTAAGAATCTTCTTACTCATTGAAATCATAGATCCCCTTCTTTACGATTTTCTGATTTATGTACATCAAACTCTCCACCAGGATATCTAGATTTAAGTTTGTCTACATTCATCTCAATAATTTCATTAAAGTTAGTATTTAGTGCCATGCAAGCTTGAGCAAGATACCAACAAATATCTCCCAACTCTCTCTTCATATGGAAGACATTCTCTTCACTATAAGGTTTACCTTGGAAGATAATTTTTTTAACAACTTCAGTAAACTCTCCAGACTCAGCAGATAATCCAACAGCAGCAGTAAGGAGACGTTCAATATTAGCACTTTTACCATTCAATTCTTGAAGTCTATAAATGAATGCATCAAAGTCTTGTGATGGAGAACTTGTTACACCATCTACAAATTGAGCATATCTATCAAAATCAATTTCTTTTGTCATCTAGTATTACCGTAATGAATAACCTTTAAAGTATCTGAACTAAACTTCCTCCAAGGATCAACAACTATACTACCTTCTGGAATCTCACAATATAGTTCATCACTATCTGGATTGTCCCAATATCGGTAGGTTGTCGTTGCACTATGAGCAAGTAAAAACACAGCAGGTTTGTTGCTATCATACGTGTCTCCAGTGCATTTGTCAACGTAAGATACAGAAATATTCTCTGTGTACGGTGCTGCTACTTCTTTACAAAAATGACCAACTAATAAACTATAACTTCCTTCCGTATATGATACTCTTGGTTTATATGCTTTACCATGAATTACAATAGGCATATTATTATCCCATGCAAGTTCAACTAATTTTAATGCCATGTTCCTTGCTTGCTCTTCTCTAGATAACATAATACCGTTAAAGAAATCATATCCAAGTCTTAACTTCTTTGCTAAAAATCTAAGAGCAATATTATCTCTAGGATGACAAGCACCACCATCACCCATACCTGCCTTCATATAAGAAGAATTTATAATCCTAGTTCCTGCTTTACACAAAGCACCAGTTACAACATCAACATTGATATTCCCTTGCCTCTCAGCAACATCTTGAATCATGTTAACAAAACTAATCTTATTACTAATAAAGGTATTGTAAAAAACTTTTATACATTCACATTCATCCCATGTGCCAACAATATATGGGGGATCATTCTGTGCAATAGATTTATAAAGTTGAATCAACTCTTTAGCATCACCAGTCTCAGTACCATCTTCAGTACCAATCATTACTATCTCTGGATTTGTAAAATCAAATGCAACAGTACCCATAGCAATTAGATAAGGATTATAAACAAACCTACCCTTCATTGGTGTAAATCTTTCTCTTGTAGTACCAGGTAAAACTGTAGAGATTAAAACAATTAATTGATTATCTACGTACTTATTAACTTCATCTAATACACTCTCAACAATACTATAATTAAAATCTTTTGGTTCCAAATTCATACATGGTTGACTACCATCATACTCCTTATCATGTGGTGTAGGAACAGCAATAAAAATTATTTGAGATTTACTTACAACATCTTTAATTGAAGATTGAATGTCTACTAAAGATGTATCTCTAGGTTCAACATCATAACCAAATACACA